CCCCAGGGGCTCCCCGGAATCCTTCTCGGTGAAACCTGCGATCGCGGAATATGCGATCTGAGCGGTCGCGAAAGCCAGCGCCGCGGCCCCGAGATTGCCATGCGGACCCGTAAACATCGCGGTGCCGTCAGTGCAGTTACCGTTCGCGGTCAGGAAATTCCAGACGTACTTCGCATGGGCCCGGCGCAGGGCGCGTCCCAGGTTCTGGATCAGGCGCTGCACGACACTGATATCGTCATTTCTGATCGTCTTCTCGGTGATCGTGAGGATATTGCCCTTGAAGGTAGAGATGATATAGCTCACCTCCTCGTCGGTCACGGCGGCGATCTCCTGATAGTCCGCCGCTTCCGGATCCACATCGTCGGGATCTCCGAATCCGCCGACCAGAACCGCTTCCTGGGTGCGATAATCCTTGACCGGCTTGGCCGTCGAGATGATCAGATTCTCTCCGAAATCGGCCTCGCGGTAGTCCTTGACCAGCCGCCGTCCGAGCGTATTCCCCAGGACGAAAGTAAAAGTCCCAGTCGTGATTTCCATCCGAGCAAGGATGTCCTTCGGAATGCGCTTGCGGTTGATCCTCCCGGTCAATTCGTAGTCGCCCGTGAAAAAGTTATACATATCCCGGAGGCTCGTAAATGCAGGGACCTGATCGAAGTCCTGCACGTCCTGAATTGAACGGACGTCCGCAAAAAAAGGTTGACCGTCGAGGCGCTGCAGGGATGCCATCCCGAGGATATCATCCTTCGCGAGGCCGAACGTCCGATCGAGCGCGATGCAGGCCTTCTCGTAAGAGCTGATCCCGACGTGAATCGAAGATGCCGCGACGACGGCGGCGTCTCCGCCGGCCGGCTGCGCCATCTTTGCGAGATAGTCCTTTTCGTCGGTAATCGAGGCCTCGAGCTCCGATTCCTCGAATGCTCGGCCTGCAAAACTCTTCCGGATACGCGCTTGAGCGATTTCCGGAAGACCGCTGGAGCCGAGCTTGCGATCGAGCGCCATTTCGCAACGAAGGATTTTCACGTCGTCCTTGTTTTTATCTTCCGGCGTCATTGCCATCCTGGCCAGGCCCTCGAGTTCCTGTTCGGAAATCGCATCAAACGTCTTTCCGTTCAGGAGGTCCGGCCGCTTCGAGTGAAGCAAATCCCAAATCCTTTTTTTCATGAGATCCTCCCTGTCCTGGGCCGGCATCGAGGCCACTGCCCGAGTGAATTTCCCGCCTGCGGCGGGCCTGGTTACGATATCGACGGAATCGACTGCCGTGAACTTCAAAAGCTTGAGAACGGTTTTCCCGTCGATTACTTCCTGGGCTGCCCGAACAGGCGCGTCCCAACTGAGTCCGTAAGAACTGCCGCCCCTTTGCATGGCATCGAGGATATTCCTGCCCATCCACTTCGCGGAATCAAGAAAATGCAGGACACCCATGAGGCCGCGGCCGGCAACGTATTTGACCTGATCGATCCAGCCGACCTTGTTTTTGACCAGCAGGCTTTTCAGGTCGAAGATCTGATCCGGAACGTGTGAGGCCCCCCTGGAGGATTCGTAAATGCATACGTCGACCTTGTCGAACATGCCTGCACTTGCCCTGAGAACATCCTCAGGCAGGTACCAGCCGTTCAGGGTATGGCCCGGCTCGCATATCACCACGTCCCAGGAGGAGCCTTCGCGATCGAGGGAATCGCCCAGCCGCATCATGGTTGCAAAACCCTCGTCGAGCACGGCCTGGCCGACCCTCACTTCAACCCAGGTCCGTTCTACTTTTACGGATTCGCTCCCCAGCTGTATTTTCCCGTCGAGCAACGACCAGGCCAGTTTGTAGTTCTCTCCCTCCATCTGATAGATCAGGGAAGACGGGTAGACTTCCTGGACCCAGGCCTTCTCCCCGTATTTTTCCTGGATGGCGCTCCATAAGAGGTCCCGGATCTGATCGAGGCTTGCCTCAAAGTTGGCCCTCATCGTTTCCGGGATCAATATCTTCACCTTGTTTTTCATCGCGAGGCCTCCCCGGCGCTATTTTTTGTCGCCTTTTTTCTTGTCTCCCGCTCCCGTAATAGGTTTACGCTTTACGGGATTGATCCCGGTGATCGCGATCTGTTCGAGCGGCTCAACTTTATCGCCGGCCCGGTACCGCACTCTGCTGCCGCCGTTCGTTACGATGGTTGCTGTCTTTGTCGAAGCGTCGTAAGTTTTCGCGAAAATGTATTTCGGATCGATCCCGAAAGCTTCGCAAGCCTGGGTGATAAGTTTTTCGCCAGCCTTGTCTGCTTTCTCTTCCGTAGTTGTGTTTTTATCTTTCTCATCAGCCATCGGTAAAACCTCCTTTCGAAATATAATTTTTAGTAAACCGATATTCCCCACCAGCCCGCGGCATCAGGGCCGAGAGCGGCTTTCAACCGCAACCTGTTCATCGCCTCCAGGCTTTTCAGCCCCTGGGAGAGAAATAGGTATTCATCGATCGTAATCTCGCCGGCGGCAAACTGCCTGATGTATCCGGTGAGGCGCGCTTCATGCTCCTGTTTCGCGCCCGCGAATTCCCGGTACTCGTAAACGCTAAACCAGAGATGGCCCCAGCTCTCATACATCGATGGATGCCGGCAGAATTCGGAGTCGTCGGTGAATTCGATGCCGAAAACGGAGCAGGTATTCCCGCCGGCGAGCTGTCGTCCGTCGGCATTATTCTGCCCCTGGGCCTGGGCTTGACCGGCCATCCATATGACTACGATGCAGGCAATTAAAAGAGCTATCATCCACGCAATATCTCTCCTGCTGATCCTCATAATATCCTCCTTATGCGTTCGCCGCGGCGGCGGCGCGCTGATCTTCGCCTTCCGCGGCATTCGTCCAGTTGTCGTGATACGGGATCGAATAGCAGCTGCAGTTGATTGTATTTTTCGCGGATCCGCCGGGATCCCGCGGGTACATGAGTTTTTCTCCTCCGACCAGAAACGGGGTATCGACGTCCTGAATTTGACCGTCGGCAGCAAGATGAGTGATCCTCGGAATGCGCGACGATTGGCCATGTATCCACTGCTTTTTCAGTCCTGGAATGACCTGGGCTGCTTTTTCGCGCCTGGCCTGGCTGGCCATCTCAAGCACGCGGCCGCACTCGTTCCTGGTGATCGTTTCTGCCCGAGCGGCGATCGATTTAAAAATCGATTTATCTTTGAGATTTGCTCCGACAGACTTCATGACGTCATAAGGCGATTTCTGGCCGATCAGCCCCATCGTGAGCTCGTTATTAATCCGGCGGACCGCGTCCCGGGTAAGCCCCTGAACCAGGTCGCTCGAGTATCCCTGCATTATCCCCAGGACAGTCGCATCTATCTCCGGAATCGCGACATAGATGCCGATCTCGCGCAGAGGAAGATCAACGAAATCAACTCCGAGATTAAAGAGATCCCGCTGCGCCTCCCGAAGATCAATTCCGTATTTATCCCCGAATTCCTGCATCGCTCGCTCAATTGCCGTCTGCATCTGTTTGAGCCGGTACGATTCCCATTCCGTCCCGGCGATCGTCCCGACTACGTCTTTTCTGGCCTGGTTAAGAATCGAAATCACGCCTCGGACCTTGCTGTCCTCGAGGGCGTTTGCCTTTTTGATCAGCTCGCGGCATTTCTTCTGAAATGCTTTTTCTTTATTCATTGCCGGCGCCGGATTCCTGAAGTCTCTGCTTCAGTCTTTCGATATATTTCGGGTCCAGATATTTTTCGTAATCCTGCTCGTCGTCGTTCAGAACTTCGCCAATTTCTTCCAGCTCTTTTTTGGCGTTAACTTCGTACCCGAGATAGCTGCTGACAAACGCGAAAACGTGAGCCGCCGTTTTCCTTGTGACCCACTTTCGGTCTTCAGCGATCGCGAGCGCCGCGGAGAGCTGCGGAACGCCGTTCACCATCTTGACCAGGTTCTTTTGCGAGATCTCCGGCATGTCTACCTGAAAGCCGGCCTTTGCCTTCTCCGCGGAAAGCGTCCCGGCAATGACCGCCTGGTCGATCACGAACTGGCAAATGTCCTCGATGATTCCCTGGTAAAAGGAGGACTCCGATTCGAGATCCTTTGTTGGGATCTGCTCGAACTGCTCCGCTTCGGTCTGATATGCCTTTCCGCCTTCCCCGAACCATGACGCCGGCCGGCCGTGAGCTCCCATAATAAAAGCTTTTGCATTATTGAAGCCTGCCGCCATGTCCGTATTTTTCAGTTCCGGCGCTACCGCATCCCATTCCACGTTTTCATTATGCGCCCTCATCGATCCGGACTGGGGAGGCGGATTGGTTTTCAGCCATTCCCGGATCTGGTCTTCGTTAAACCCCTTCAGCGTCACATCCCAGATGAAGTTCAGCAGATACTCGGATCGCTCCAGGCCGTTGAATCCGTAACGCTCCAGACCATCGATCCAGTCGAAAAGGGTCAAAAAGTCGGATCTTCCGCGGGCGGCAGTTGGCGGATTGTTTTTCGTATAGAAGAAGCACTCGCCGACCAGCCGGCCGTATGTTTTCGACTGAATATTGTTGTCAGTCCGGATCACGGCCATTTTTGCGCCAGACCGGCCGGAGATGTCCTGGAGATCGACCCGCATCCGCTGCGTCGTGTCCATCTGGTTCAGCCAGATCTCTTTGATGAGTGCAGGATCCTGAAAACTCCAGCGCACAAAACCGTTGATCGGATTCACTGTGACCGGCCAAAGTGCTTCCCCCAGGATGGAAAACCACATGAACCGGTCATCGAGCGGTACCGCCTTGTTCTCGCGATTCTTGAAAAAGAGATCGAGCCGTTCCTGCACAGCCCCTTCCGATGATGTAATTTTTACCGGCCTCGAAAATATGAACGTCTTGTCCATCTTCGCCAGGCGACGAAACATCGCGCTCATGTCCCACATGAAATACGCGATATCGAACATGCGGTCCTGGGCGACTGCAAGCAGTTCGCGCCGGAGGATCGTCTCGCTCGAGTAAGGCCGGTATCCCTCGTTTTTGGGATCGTAATTCGCGGTGATGGGAAGAGCCATTTTCGCCCGGGAGATTTCGTCGGAAACCAGCGCCTTTACGGCCTGTTCGTCCATCAGTCCGGGAGCGATCGCTTTCGCTATTTTTGTTCTCCAGTTCATTGCATTCCTTTCAGTTTGCGCTGGACCTCATTCCGGTTCTGATCCCGAAACGTCCGAAAAAGCCGCCTCGGCCTGCCATCATGCGCGGATCGCGGCCGATCGCCGATTCCCGCTTTTCCGGGTCCCTGCCCAGGCTGACGACTGATCCGGATCCCAGGTTCGCGATCGCGCCCTCGAGGGCGTCAGGCCCATCGTCGTGAACGTTCGCGTCCGTGATGTAGATCAGCTGCTCGACCAGGATATCCTGATCCGAATGCCCCTTGATGAAGCGAAGCTTTCCATATTCAGCGAGAGGAGATATCCTGTTCACGATCCGCGCGATCTTCTCAGTGCTGTGAACGATCTTGACCATGTTCACAAATCGCCCGGCCTTCTCGGCGTAATTTTTGTAAGAGTCGAGCAGGAAGTCCTGGAACATATTGATCTCGACGCCCATCCCGCAGTTTCCGAATTCTCCGTCAATCTCCCAGACCTTCGCCCACATTTCGTTGACTGTCGCATGGCGGATCCAGGCGTGAAGCACATCGTAAATGTCGCCTTCGTCCTGCCTGCCGGCGACGACGATCGCCTTGAAATCTGTCGTCTCGGTCGCCTTGCCGGAGGGATCGAGAAATGCCGATACGCGCCATTTTTTCTGAATCCAGATCTCCGGCACGAGCTCGACACCAGGGACGTAAACAATCCAGGATTCCTTGATCGGGCTGTCTTCATCCGATACCTTGTTTCGGTATTCACGGTTGAAGCGCGTAGTACCCATCAGGCGGCGCTTTTTCTCCAGCTTTTCCTTTGGCCAAAGTTCCGGCCATAACGGCTCGCCGTTTTCCCGTATCGCGTCATAGACCCGGCTGATGTAAAGGGGATTCCCCGTATCCTCGTCCTTTTCTTTTATAAACTGAGAAATTACCGATCGGGACGCGAAAAGGTTCCCGACCATCAGCATTGAAAAATCCCCGATGAAAGATCCGAGTACAGTCTGAATGATCCAATCCTTCCCCTGCTTAACCAGTCTGGGATTGCGGACGTTCTCATCGTTTTCGAAATCGTCAATGATCGCCCTGTCCGGTCGATATTGCATGTGCTTCAGCCCGCGAACTTTCTCGCCGCGGCCCCTGGCGAGCACTCGAACTCCGTTCGAAGTTACAAAATCGGCCTCGCCCCATTTACGCCCACGAAATTCTCCGAAGTCGTGAATGAGCCGCTGATTTTCTTCCAGCTCTATCCGGATCGGCAGCGTGAAGCCTTTCGCCTGGTCGTTTGTGTCGGAAATGATCATGATGAAATGGCGTCGCTCAAAAACGATGTCGTCGATCGGAACGCCGAATGTGAAAAAGGTTGATTTTGCGTGTCCGCGCGGAGCGCCGACGATCACGAATTCGTCGCGGATATCGGCCAGATCCGACCATTCCTCAAAAAACTCCGGGAAGTCCGATTTAAAATAATGCGGCATGTAAGTGCGGAAAAAATAAAGCCGATCCCAGGATGCCCGTTCCTTGCGCTCTGACTGCTTCTCCGCCGTATCGTCTTCAAAAGGCGAAACGCTTTCGCGAATCCACTCGCGCAGTTGGTCCGTCCACTGGTCGAACCGGTATTCTGTTATTTTAGGTCGTGCTTTCATTCCGCTGTTTGAACTGCTCAATGATTCCGTCAAATGACTTTGCCAGTATCTTCAGCCCTTCCGGGTCCTTTTCTTTCAGATAACCGACGATGAATTCGAGGTTCTCCAGGAAGAGCGCAGGCCGGTCGACTTTGGGACCTTCGCCGGTTTTCTTTTCCTGCTTGCCGGCTACATTCTCCAGTCGGACAAAGGCGTAAATGTCTTGCGGATCAAGGCTCTGGACGGCTTTCATGGCGAGCTGCTTTCGGAGCTTCACCATGTTGGCCTTGATTTCTTTTTGCGATTCCCGGTATTCGTTTCTTTTTTCCCGCCATCCCTCAGCCGCAGACCAGGTCTTCAGCTGAGTAACGGAAACGCCCGTCTTCTGCGATACCTGTTCGAACGTCACGCCCTCGATAATGTAAAGGTCCGCGGCGTTTTCTCTGGTCTCGAAGTCGTACGGTTCGGCCATTATTCCTTCCCCAGGGCTTTCTTGATCGCCTTGATCCCATCGAGGAGGCCCTTGTACTCGATCTGCGCAGTCGCGAGCTCCATCGCCTGGGCGGCGATTATCTCTGTTTCGAGATCTTCGTATTTTGCGAAGGGGTCCAGCTGGGTCCGGAGCGAATCGATCAGGCCCTTGATTCTCACCGCGAGAGATTTTGCCTTCAGCTCGTTCTCCCGCAGTCTTCCCGTAAATTGCAGTCGCTCATTCATGACGGATCCGTACCTCCGGCGATATAGGCTTTCTTCTTGTTGATCCTCGTTGCGGGGCAATATTCGTTTTGCCGGATCTCATCGCACAAGGTCTGCATTACCTGGGTATTCAGGATGACCACGTCCCGCAGATCGGCGGATACTTCCAAACTCTTTTTGACCAGGGAGACATTGGATTTATACATTTCCCGCTGCTCATTCATGTCTGCCTTGTATTGATCCAGAAGCCCCTGAAACCTCCTGTTATCGGCCCACCACAAAAATATTATCAGACCTACCGTGCCGAATTCTCCGAGTACCTTCAGAACAGACATGAGAGTGATGGAATCCATTGGGAGGCCCTTTCCCTGCTATGCTTTGTCCTTCGATGATTTCCGTGTTAAAAACGGCAGCCACTTGAAAGATATGAATGAAAGGAGCAGAGTCAGGATCTTGTCATCCTTGGCCCTGCCGGAGCGTATCGCCCATTGCTTCAGCGCAAAAAGGATGTTTCCCGTGATCGCAAGGAACACCTGGTTAGCGCCGATCCAGCGGGTAATTTCCTGGATGGCATAGACCACGTAAGGTTCAAGATTCGGAATCATCCAATTCATAATTGCCTCCTATCCCAGAAGCCTCCCGCTGCGGAGAAATTCCGTCAGCGTTTTCTGCGCCCTGAGATGGGCGCGGTATATTTCGAGCAGCTTTTCCGAGGCTTGTTTTTCATTCAGGTATTTGATCATTTTCTCGTAATGGACCTCCTGCAATATCCGAAAAATGCGAGAATCGTTTGGATCATATGAGCTGCCCTCCAAGACGATATGTCCCCGTGAATTTCTCGAAGTCTCCCGGCCAGGCCGCTTTAAACTTGATCTTTTCCCAGTCGTTGAAAATGAGGTTGTAACAGTCCCTCGCCTGGGGAATTCCGTCGAGGATCGCGCCTTCAACGCCTTCCCGGTCCGCGGCGAAGGCAAACTCACTGCAGAAGAGGGCGCGCGCGCTTTCGGAAACCCGGCCCAGGGCGCTGAGAAAAAGCCCTCCGAAATCGTATTTGACGCCGATCTGACCGAATGCCCAGGTCCCGATATGCCGGCGGACAGGCTCGAATTCAGGGCGCAGCGGGTACCACCATGCGCGTCCACTGTAATTTTCGAGTTTCTTGGAAAGCAGGACCGGGATGATTCCGTGAATTGCGTTGGCCTCGAGAATGAACCGGCGTTTTTCCTTGCCCTCGTAATCCCGCAGCCGCACAACCAGCGAGGTATGGCTTTTGGGCGTGAACAGCCTGATCGCGCGACCGATCGGATCATCGGACTCGTACAGGATTACGTCGCCCGTACTCATGTCGTCGCGGCAGGAATAATATTTTTCGAGATCGTTCATTTCCGTCTTTTTCGATCTTTGTGGTATTCGATTTCGACGAACAGGATATCCCGCAGCGAATGCCCGAGGACCTCGCAAACCCCGAAATGCATGTAAAACATGCCTTCATCTGTTGTCGTAAACCGCACATTGCCGAAGGCCGCAGTGCGCCGGGGATACTTGAAGGTGATCTTTACGGTCAGCAGCTGGTCGTTTCCCATGTCGTCACCCCTTTGTTTGCCCGGGCCGGTTTTGCTTCCGGCCCGGGCTATCTTTGCGGCCCCGCGGCGTCTCAGTCCGGTACGCAGGGCTCCTCTTGAGAATCACTCCCGGTGCATCTTGCTTTCCGCGTAATCTTTCGCGTGAGCGTAAGTGACGTAGGTATTGCCGACCCGGCCCCAGCGTGCCCTTGCCCCCCGGACGTCCAGGTGAAACCCGGGATTATTCCAGTCCGGGTAAATCCCCAGGCCGACGCGATCGGCGACCTGGAGGTCCTCCAGGATCCTCTCGAGCTCGCAGATCTGGTTGAAATAGGGACCCGCTTCCTTGAAATGGAAATCGGCCGCGGTGCCGTCGTCGTGCTGCCCGTTCTTCGAATGCCCCCCCAGTTCATATCCGCAGTGGACGATGACATGGTGCCCCATCTCGTCCGCGATCGCGTCCATGAGGAGCAGCAGCAGGCCGCTCATCTTGTTCGGTTCGCCCCACTTTTCCAGAGGCGTGAAGTGCTCGAGCCGTTTCCAGATCATCTGTGCCTCCAAATAAAAAAGGCCCAGGAGCTTCCGCTTTGGAAACTCTCTGGGCCAGTCTCGACCACTTGTGCCGGCAGTCTCTGAATCGAAAAAACTAATTCAGGGAACGCGCATCCTCGCGCATCCTGCTCGCTAATTCTAAGTTGCCTTTGTTGTTATACTTATCTGGCAATACTGTCAAATGCTTTTTAATATTGTTTTCGTTGAACCATTTCAACTCTTTACATTCCCGACACCAGAATCCATGCTCGAACTTCGGGAGGACCGGATCATTGATTCCGCCTATTATTTGCCTCGGATGCTCAGGGCAAGTAACTGCAAACGGTCCTCTTTTCAAAAACATATCACCTTCTGCTTTAATTTGCCCACTCGATCGGATCGTCAGGTGGCCAGATTATTATTGATGTATCATTTGGGTCTTGTTCTGCGCTGGCCCCCCGCTTCGCGAATTGCATCTTGTATTCATGTCCATCAGGACTGCGTTCATCTCTAAACGAAGAAGAGAAAATATCCTTATTCGCTTCGCTTATAGCCTTAAATATTTTTCTGGCGTCTCTTCCCCGCCTTCTTGATCCCGGAATTTCTATCTCGAGACTAAAGCATTCGGCCATCTTCCTGTTGATATCCAGTTTCCATCCGGTCACGACAGAAAAAGAAACAAGAGCATCAGCCGGGAGTTCGACCGGCATTTTAAATGGTATTCTCATTGTGTTTGGCTCCCCTTTCTCTCGGCACTTGCATGTCCTGATCACTCTGGCCGACGTCACGTTTCGGCGCCTTCAGGGTTTTTACCAATGATATCATCATCTGATTATTTTCGATCTCGATACTGATGTACGGCCTCAGCCAGACCGGCAGGTCCGGGCTGTTCAAGGCCCGGTGGCCGGCCGCGATCACTTCCTGGAGATCCCTGATCAAAGAATCCATTCCCGCCCTCAACAGCGCTCGTCGATTCCGGTCCGCCGCATCATTTCTTCCTCGCCGATCGTGTACAAATGATAGCCGAAAGCACCCAGGGTTGCGCCTATCGCGAGAGAAAAGAAGATGATCAGAAACAATATTGCTGGTGTCATTTTTCTCCACCTATCTGCAAAAGTTCACGGTTTGACATGCCGCTCGTTGATCGCCTTCAGCGCCTCAATTGCGTTATGCGCCTGGTCGAACCGGAGAAATCTCAGGTCCGCCACTCCATACCTTTTCTGCAAAAATCCCCGGAGCGCCAGGGCCTCGTGCCCGATCCCGTTCGGGGCCCAGTACCAGCACATCAAATGCCAGTCCGTCTCGATCCTGGCGAGCTGCCGCGGCGTCGCCATGTTCGGGCGATGCCCCAGGGACTGCCATTTCCTGAGCGCCGCCGAAAACCCGGTAAACTCATGCGTGCCGTGCGGTTTCTCGAATCCGCGCTCTTTCAGGTGGTCCATTACTTCCCGGAATTTCTCCAGGGTGAGATCCCGGGACGACTTCACGCC